CGACCTTCCGAACCCACCCCGGAGGCAACTTTTGATATGGATGAAATTGGGCGTCAATTTTTTGGAGGTTGATTTCGGGTGAAAGGTCGAAAACCGAAACCGGCCGGGGTTCGGGCGCTTCATGGGTCGCGGACGCGGCCGCATCACCACGATGTACTGCCGTCCGGAGATGAGGACACCTCGTCAAGTCAGGTGCCAGCTGTGGCCGAGGTCATCGAGCCGCCGGTTGGCCTGGTGAAATCGGAGCGAGCGTATTGGCATCGGTTTGCGCCACTGCTGTCTGGCGCCAAGGTCTTGACGCCGGCGGATGTCGAAACGCTCGCGGATTACTGCCGGGCGTGCGTGGCCGTGGATGACCGCGGCCGTCGTCTGCGCACCGAGCTGCGGCGCCGCGTGCTCGATAACCAGACGGTCCGGATGCTCGACAGCCAGCTGCGAGGATGGGTGGAGAAGAAAACCAAGATCGCGGGGGAGCTCGGGTTGACGGCCATTGCGAGGACGCGTGTGAACTGGTCCGGCCATCACCAGGTGCTCAATGAGATCACGAAGCCGGCCTCGAAGCTTGCGCAATTGCAGGCGCAGGCCACGGCGCTCAGGCGCCCTGTGAGCCTCAAATGACCTTCACCCACAGGGTTGACCAATACGCCGTGCGCGTGCACGAGAGCGACATCGTGGCGGGCCCGCTCGTCCGTCTGGCATGTCAGCGCCACCTCGAGGATCGACGCCAGGCGGCGAAGAAATCTGGCCATAAGGCTGGGATCTGGTTTCACGAGGCGGCCGCCAACCACGTCATCGAATTCTTTGAAGGGGTGCTGCGCTTGCCGGACACGCTGGACGAGGATGGCGATCCCGTGCCGTTCGGGCTGACGCCGGCCAACACGTTCATCGTTGGCTCGATTTTCGGCTGGAAGATGACTGACGGCTGGCGCCGGTTCCGTGAAGCCTACGTCGAGGAAGGGAAGGGCAACGCCAAAACGCCGCTCGGCGCCGGCATCGGACTGTATGGGCTCACCATGGACGGTGAGCAGGCCGCCGAGATCTATTCGGTGGCGTCCGGCATCGAGCAAGCCCGCATCTGCTGGCGCGACGCCGATCGGATGGTCGGCGCCTCGCCGGACTTGCGCGAGCTCGTCTACCGCGGCGCCGACAACCTGGCCTATGCGGCGACCTACTCCTGGTTTCGCCCGCTCTCGAAGGAAAAGCGCGGCAAGTCCGGCCCGCGGCCGCACATCGTGATCTTCGACGAGATGCACGAGTATGCCGATGCGGTCGTCGTCAACAAGATGCGCGCCGGCACGAAGCGGCGCAAGCAACCGCTGTCGCTGGGCATCACGAACAGTGGGTATGACCGGACGTCGATCTGTTGGCAGCATCATGAGCACAGCCGCCGCGTGCTCGAGGGGATCGTTGACGACCCGCGGCACTTCGCCTTCGTCTGCGGCCTCGACGAGGGGGACGATCCGATGACCGATTCGCGCTGTCACGCGAAAGCGAATCCGAACCTCGGGTACATCATCCAGCAGGAGTATCTCGATCGCCAGGTCGCGAACGCGCAGCACATTCCGAGTGAAACGAACACGGTCTTGCGCCTGAATTTCTGCGTCTGGACGCAGGCCCATACGCCCGCCTGGGCGATGGCGAAGTGGCTCGACGCCGGCAAGCGACTCGTCATCAAGGACGAAGACCTGATCGGCCATCCCTGTTACGGCGGACTCGATCTCGGTCAGACCGATGACTTCGCGTCATGGGTGCGTCTCTGGGATCTCGGTCATTTGTGTGCGATCAAGGTGCGGTTCTGGCTGCCGCGTGCCGCGCTCGAGAAGTATCCGGACCGACCGTACGCCGAATGGGAACGGGCCACCATCGATGGCCATCCGCTGCTCGAGGTGACGGAAGGGAATACGACGGACGTCGATCTGATTGAAGAGGCCGTGCTGCAGGATGCGCGGAATGACGGCGTCCTCGAGATCGCCTACGACAAGCGCTTCGCGCAGCAGCTCGCGCTCCATCTGCAGGGCGGCGGCATCACGATGGTCGACACGCCACAAGGGTATGCGCTCAACGAACCGATCCGGTCCGTCTCCAAGCTGATTGCCGACGGCGAGCTCGCGCACGGCAACAACCTGATCATGACGTGGCAGATGGATAACACGGTGCTGCGCCCTGGTCGCAACAAGGAAGTGCGGCTCGACAAAGAGGCGTCGAAAGAGAAGATCGACGGACCGTCCGCGCTGGTCATGGCGAACGCGCGGCGGATTGCGCAGGCAAAACCCAAAGATTACCAGTTGATCATTCTCGGGAGCCGCGTATGAACCTCACCGCCGCGCTCGCCACTGAGGGATGGATGGCCGAAGACGAATTGATCTGGCTCGCTGAGCAGGCGCAGTCGTGCCAGGAGATTATCGAAGTCGGCTGTTGGAAGGGCCGCTCCACACTGGCGCTCGCCGACAACACACCGGGCCATGTCTGGGCCGTCGATCATTGGCGCGGGACCGCAGGCGATCCTCATCTCGCCGAAGTGGAAAGGCTTGGTGGTCCCGACGGCCTCTATCAAGAGTTTTGTCGCAACATGGGCGACCAGGTGAGAGGGCGCATGAGAGACAACATCAGCATATTGCGGATGGATGCCTCCGAGGCGGCGAGCTATTTTCGACCGGCCTCGGTTGATCTGATCTTTATCGATGCGAGCCACATCTACGCCGACGTCAAGCGAGACCTCGAGACCTACAGGCCGTTCGTGAAGCCCGGCGGGATTCTCTGTGGCCACGATTACGCCTGCCCGGTGCACATCGGCGTGCAACACGCGGTCGATGCACTCTTCCCGACCGTCAACCGCGCCGCGATGTCGATCTGGTGGATCAGAAAAGATGCCGCGTAAAGGCCAACGTCAACCGAAGACGCCCCAGCAAATTGAACGCTGGAAAGCCACGATGAACGATCCGCTGCGGCGGGCGCTCTGGCGGGCGAAGATTTCGCAGACGATCCGCGCGAAGGGCATTACCCCGCAGTTATATGCGCGGCGGGAGACCTCATGAGGCCTGAACTGGACAACCTTCCGTCTCCGAACTGGTTTCATCATGGCGAGGAGATCCTGACGTTGCTGGAGCTCAACCAGGCGAAGATCTGCGTGGAGCTCGGGTCCAATCGGGGTTGCTCGGCGATCGCGATGGCGAGACTCATCCGGAAGTGGGGCGGGAAATTGACGTGCGTGGATACCTGGTCGCAGAGCCAGCCAGGCTACGTCGATCTGGCGGACTTCGTCGCGAATGTCGCGGCGGCCGGTGTCACGGAGACGGTGGATGCCATCCGCCGTACGACGCTCGAGGCCGCGGCGGACTGGGATCGCGGGCCCATCGATGCGCTCTATGTGGATGCGGGGCACACCAAGGAAGAGTGTCTGGCGGACCTCAAGGCGTGGTGGCCGCACATCCGCGTCGGCGGCCTCGTCATTGGCGATGACTATGATGACCCGCATGGGATTCCCGCCCTCGGCGTGACCGCGGCGTGGGATGCCTTCGAGCAGACTTACGCGCAGCCCTTCACGCGGGTCACGACGGCCGGCGGTCAGCTGGCCGGTGGCAGTCGTCTGATCTGGGGGCTCAAGCGATGACGATCGTCGTGTTCTCCAAGGATCGCGCGCTGCAGCTCGACGCGTTCCTGCGATCATATGAACGGTGGGTCTGGCCTCAGTGCAATATCGATGTCGTGTACTTGGCGACTTCCGATCGGCACCGCGCAGCCTATCAGCAGGTCTTTGCCCGCCATCGCTGTGCCTTCCCCCGCGAACAAGCGGACTTCAAAGCGACGCTGTTGTCGATCTTCCCGCCGGAAGGATTCGTCGTGTTCTTTGTGGATGACCAGGTATTCATTCGTCCCTGGCGGGTCGAGCAGATCGGAGGCCTCAGCTTACGACTCGCCCCGCATTTGACGCGGTGCTACCCGATGAATGCCGAGCAGGCCGTGCCCTCGTTCTTGCCGCTGACCGAGACCTTGCAATGCTGGCGATGGGCGGATGGCCAGGGCGACTGGGGTTATCCGCTCTCGCTTGACGGCCATGTCTTCGACCTGGAGGAATTCGGGCCGATTCTGGAAGGCTTGGAGTTTCATTCCCCGAACACCTTGGAAGCGGCACTCTTCCGGCAGGCCTTGCCGAGGTATCGCGATCGCTCAGGGATCTGCTACCGAGAATCGCGCGTCGTGAATGTGCCCTGGAACACGGTGCAGCGCTGCCAAACGCCGAATCGTTGCGCCGAGGCCATGAGCCCGGACGCGATGCTCGAGCGCTGGGAAGCCGGCGAGCAGATTGCGCTCGAGGCGCTCTACGGCATCGTGAACGAAAGCTGCCACCAGGAATTCCCCTTGGTCCTCGAACGGCGGGTATGAAGCGGATCTACATCACGTTCAGCGGCGCTCCGTACGAGGCGACGACCAAGTTGATCGTCGAGCGCGGCCGGTCGCTCGGGGTTGATGACGTGGTCGTCTACGATGATCGCTGGCTCGTCAAGCAGGAGTTCTACGCGCAGAATCGTTGGCTCTGGGATCACCCCCACAAGCGAGGCTTTGGCTGGTATGCGTGGAAACCGTTCATCATCTGGGACGCGCTCTCCAAACTGCAAAATGGCGACATCGTCCTCTATACGGATGCCGACACCGAGCCGATCGCCGATCTGAGTCCGCTCTTTGCTCAGTGTCTCGCCCAGGGCGGCATCATGCTCTTTGCCTCTGAGAACCATTTGCAGTTCGAATGGTGCAAGAGAGATTGCTATCTGACGATGGGACAAAGGATTGACTATGGCGCGCCCGCCGGCGTGGCGCGATTTGCGCTCTTTCAAAAAGGGCCGTGGAAGGTGACGCAGTTCCTGATGGAGTGGTTGACCTATTGCGTGAACCCCACCACCACTACCTTTGATCGGTCCGTGCTTGGCGCTGAAGTGCCGGGATTCATCGAACACCGCACCGAACAGGCGATCATGTCGAACCTCGCGCACAAGTACCAGATTGAGCTGCATCGTGAGGCCTGCCAGTCAGGAAACGGGTCGTCACGAGACCGTCATCTCTATCAGCAACTGTTCGTCCAGCATGATGACGACGTCGAACATGTGACCGCGCCAGTGCAGGGGAGTGCCTTCGCGAATATCGAATCGACAGATTGTCTCTGCGTAGAGACGGTCCAAGGCGACCGCTTTTTGGCGCGCCATCTGGATTGTCCCCTTCATGGTCGTGTGTCTGCGGACCGATGAAAGGATCTGTGTGCACATATCGGATCTGACTGGGCTCTCCATGTGGCAGGACTGGCAGCGCATCGTCGAGCAAGCGTTGCCGTTCTACGCGCGCAGTCCGATTTACGTGAATCAGGATGTCACCCTCGAGGAGATGGAACGGATCGTCGCGGCCTTACCGCACGTCTACGATGTCTCAGGCATGGTGCGCGACGCAACGCATGGGGCACGGGTCTTTGAGACGAGCCGCGGGGCGATGACGCGTCAATGGGTGGACGGGAACGTTGAGATCAACTTTCTCGTCCGGGCGCTGCCCTCCCTGCGAGACATGCATGTGCTGGACATTGGCGCCGGGTACGGTCGACTCGCGGTGATGCTCGCGCCGCTCGTGCAGTCCTATACCTGCGTGGATCCGGTCCCGGTCTCGACGATGGTCTCTCGCGAATACACGCGTCAGTACGCCCCAGCGGTGACGATTCTGGACCTGGCGGAATTTTGCGCGGCGACCGTGCACCCAACGCTCGCCATCAATATTCATAGCTGGAATGAATGCTCGTATCAGCAGATTGCGAACTGGCTCGAGGCGCTGGCCACGTTGAATGTCCGCTATCTCTTCACGGTCACGCATGAGCCCGACAGGGACATCTATCTGACCTGGGACGGACGGCAGAACTTCAAGACGCTGCTCACTGAGCGCTATACCGTCATCGCGGAAGAGTGCCTGGGCTTCAGAGGGTGTCCGCACGTCCTCTGGGAACGACGATGAAGAGCGTGATCATCTACTGCCCGCATCTGAATCGCGATCTGCGCGGGCTCTTGAATGTGGTGCCCTTCCCTGGGATTTGGACCGGTGAGAAAACCGAAAGGGGGGAGGATGGCTGCCTGCAATGCCACCAGGCGATCGTCGCCTACGCCAAGGCGCACCGATGGCCGTCCGTTTTCGTGATGGAAGACGATTGCGCCTTTACGCCTCATTACTCGATGGCGTCTTGGGTCACCGCCGGTCAGTGGGCTCAGATGCACGGGTACGATGTGGTGGTCGGTGGCTCCACGCGGACCACGGGTGAGCGGGTGGTCAGCGATGGCAAGATCGCCGTCGAGACCTTCACCAGCGCGCATTGCGTGATCTATCTGGAATCAGGCTATGACCGGATCCTGAAGACCACACAACCGCATGATGTCTCGATTGGGTTGAACGGCGCGAGGTGTTTGCTGCTCTGGCCCTTTGTCGCGGTGCAGCGTGCCGTCTTTTCTGGGATCGTCAGGCAGGAAGTGGATTACACGCTGCTGTACGAAGCCCATGAGAAGCGCCTCGGCCACGCGCTGGGCCTCCTGCAACCGCAGATTCCAATGCCGGTGTATTGACGGCTGATAAAACATTGCAAGAACGACTTGCCGATGCTGCACGTCGAGAAGATGAGTATCGTGAGCAGATGGCAGACATCGATTGCAAACATTGTGGGCATAGATGGGCCGCTCATTTCGTGGCAGTCGATGGCATTGGTAATCTCGTGCGGCTGTGTCCTAACTGCACATTTGAAGCTAAAAACTCATGATTAGCTTCGTGCTTCCGACGCTTGGTCGGCCTGGTCTCCTGCAGGCGCTCGACTCGATTGAAGTCTGGCCAGGCGACGAAGTGCTCGTCATTGGAGAAATGGCGAACCTGAATCCCTATATCCGATCTTCTGATGTGCAGCGAGGGGTGCGATTCCTGCATTGCCCGCGCGGGAATGATTGGGGTCATACCGAGCGGAACTTCGCCAAGCCGTTTGCGAAAGGGCGCTACATCGCCAACCTTGACGATGACGACGTCTTTGCCCCGGGCACGCGAGCATTGATGGCGGACGCGATGGAGACGACGCCAGACCAGCCGGTGATCTTTCGGATGCGCTACCCGAATGGGATGACGCTTTGGTATCGATCCCATTTTCTCGGGGTGGGAAACGTCGGCACGCCGCAGATGTTTTTCCCAAACGATCTGGGCAAGCTCGGCACCTGGGGCAACTGCTATACCGGTGATTTTTCCTTCCTCGAAAGCTGTCGATGGAAGCCGGAGGAGTACGTATGGCGTGGAGAAATCATCGCGCTGATTGGGCGAGACCAGAACACCTGAAAGGACACACGATGCATAACGGCAGTCCTCCAGATGATTCGCCGCGGCGGCCGCGAGGTCGACCGAGGGTCGAAGAGCCCTCAAAGGAATTCTCGATTCGCTTGCCGCCACAGACGTACGACCGGTTGATCGACCTAGCGAAGCGGGAGGAGCAGAGCGTGAGCGCCACCGTGCGGCAGCTCCTGATTCTTCGGCTGAAGTGAATTTTCGTATCTGAACAAATCCATCCCATCGCGAAAATGCATAGGATGGACGCCATCCATGCTGAAGAGGGCCTATAGCCTTCTCACGATCAAAAGCGTCGACGCCGAACAGCGCATCCTGACGGGCATTGCGACGACGCCCTCAACCGATTCCTACGGTGATGTCGTCGAGCCCGACGGCGCCGAATACAAGCTCCCGCTTCCGTTGCTCTGGCAGCACGACTCCCGATCGCCCATTGGCGAGGTCTTCGCGGCGAAGACGACCAGCGAGGGGATCGAAGTCAAAGCGCGGATCATGAAGACCGATACGCCTGGCACGGTCAAAACGCGCCTGGATGATGCGTGGGAAAGCCTCAAGCTCGGCCTGGTCAAGGGTCTGTCGATTGGCTTTCGTTCCATTGAAGAGAGCTACGACAAGACGACCGGCGGCTTCCATTTCATCAAATGGGCGTGGCACGAACTGAGCTGCGTCACGATTCCCGCCAACAGCGACTGCACGATTCAAATGATCCGCGCCGCGTCAGGCGCGCCACCCATCAACCCTGCCGGCGTTTCGGCTTCATCGCGTGGCGTCAAGCTGCGCACGGAACGCCCCATGAAGAAAAGTTACGCGGACATGATTGCCGACTGCGTCGCGGCGCGGAAGGAAAAGACCGACAAGATCGATGCGCTCCTGACAAAGTCCGGCGACGCCGGCGTCACCCTCGATGAAACCGAAGCCGAACAGCACGACACCCTCGCGGCCGAAGTAACCGAGATCGACAAGCAGCTCGTTCGGTATCGGGCCGCCGAAGCGCGTGACAAGTCCGCCAGCCTGGCGGCGCGACCCGGTGGAGGATTGGAAGCCTCCCATGGCGCCTCGATCACCATCGCCGATCCGATCAAGCAGCTCCCGCCCGGCATCATGTTCGCGCGCTATGCGATGTGCATGGCGATGGGTCGAGGGAACGAGTACACCGCCATCCAGATCGCCAAAGACAACTACGGCGATAACGCCAACGCGATCGTGAAGTTGATCGAACTGCAGCAGAAAACCGCTGTGGGCGCGGCGAACGCTCAGACAGCTGGATGGGCCTCGGAACTCGTCCCGTACAACCTGATGGACGACTTCATCACGTATCTCCGGCCGCGGACGATTCTTGGCAAGTTTGGGACGACCATGAACGGCGTGACCTACCCGAGTTTGCGCCGGGTGCCGTTCAACACCCGCGTCTCCGGCTTCAACGCGGGGACGACGGCGAACTGGGTGGGAGAAGGGTTGCCGATCCTGCTCTCCAAGGCGACCAGCTTCACGACCTCTCTGACGTGGTCGAAGATCGGTGCGTTGGTCGGGTTGACCAAAGAAGAGATGCGGTTCAGCAATCCGAGTGCTGAATCCAAGGTCCGCGACGACATTTCCGCATCCGTGGTCACGAAGCAGGACAAGGACTTCATCGACCCCTCGAAGGCGGCTTCAGCCAACGTCTCGCCGGCCTCGGTCACATATCAGACCGTCCCGGTTCTGACCACGGGCACGACCGCGACGCAGTTCCGCACAGATTTCGCCACGCTGCTGGCGACCTTTGCGACGGCGCTGCTCTCGCCCGAAGACATTGTGATCATCATGTCGACGGGGCAGGCGCTCAACATTTCGTTGATGCTGAGTTCGCTCGGTGTGCCGTTCTTCCCGGCGCTCACGATGCAAGGCGGCTACTTGCTCGGGTTCCCCGTGATTACCACGACGGCGATGACTTCGATCGGATCGCCGGTCAGCGAAATCATGGTCGCCGTGAAAGCGGGAGAAATCTACCTCGCGGATGACGGCGTGGTCACGATTGACGCCAGCGATCAGGCGTCGGTCGAAATGGTGGACAGCTCGTCGCAGACCGGCATCGTCGGCACAGGCGCCAGCCTGGTGTCGGCCTTTCAGTCGGGTCTGTTGTTCCTGAAGGCGACGCGCGAGATCAACTGGAAGCTCCGCCGCACAGGCGCGGCGCGCTACATCTACAACGTCGCCTATAAGGCGTAGTTCGGTTCTCCACATGGAGGCGAGCTCGGCCGCGTTCGGCTGGGCCGCCTCCGTCACTCGTCCCTGCGTTAAGGGAGTCCGATGGCCTTCGACAATTTCACGATTCATCACTACCGCGTCCTCACCGATACGCCTGATGGGCATCGTCCTGGCGCCATCATCGAACTGACCGAAGACGCCGGCAATATTCTGGCGTCGGTCGGTTGTGTGGAACGCCTGCCTGACGATGCAAACCCACAGAAAGGCACCTATAAACGCCGCGATCTGACGGCTGAGAAGCGATGAAGATTCAGATCGGTCGGTTCGTGCTCGACACCAAAGGCAGCGCATCGGCGGCGCTCGGTGACGGGATTACCCACATTCCGGCGAGTAGTGCAGGGTGGTGGCCGATCCTGCGCGAGAGTTTCGCCGGCGCGTGGCAGCGAGGAGTCGCTGTACCCGTGGAAGACGCCCTGGCCCATCCCACCTATTGGGCCTGCGTCACCTTGATCGCGGGCGACGTGGCGAAGATCCGCCCGAAGCTCGTCGAGGAAGTTGACGGGATCGATGTCGAAGTCGAGCGCGCGTCACCGTATGCGCCTGTGCTCGATCGACCGAACCACTATCAGAACCGCATTCAGTTTTTTACCTACTGGATGATGTCCAAATTGATGCGCGGGAATGCGTACGCGCTGAAGGCGCGCGACAGCCGCGGCATCGTGACGGATCTCTATCTGCTCGATCCGTTGCGCGTGCGTCCGCTCGTCGGGCCGAGCGGCCAGGTGTACTACGCCTGCCAACAGGATCTGCTCGCGGATCTCACCGAAGCCTCGATCGTCATTCCGGCGCGAGAGATTATTCACGACATCGGCTTTGCGCCCTATCACCCTCTCTGTGGCTTCTCACCCGTCTATGCCTGCGGGCATGCCGCGATGCAAGCGCTGACGATCAATAGGAACGCCACGAAGCTTTTTAATAACGGATTCCATCCCGGCGGCATTCTCAGCGCGCCTGGCCAAATCAGCGAGACGACCGTCACGCGATTGGAGAAGTACTGGAACGAAAACTATGGCGGTCCCGAAAACGCGGGCAAGTTGGCGGTCGTCGGCGACGGGATGAAGTTCGATCAGCCGGCCGTGATGTCAGCCGTCGACGCGGAAATCATCGACCAGTTGAAGTGGGACGACGAAAAGATCTGCGCGGTCCACCATGTCCCGCCCTACAAAGTCGCGGTTGGTCCGCTGCCGTCCTATAACAACGTCGAAGCCTTGGGCCAGGACTATTACGGCCAAGCGCTCCAGTACTACTTTGAATCGATCGAGCTCTGTCTGACGGAAGGGCTCGAACTCGGGAGCGTGAAACGACCTGATGGTGGCGTCGGCTACGAGGTGGAGTTCTGCATCGAAGAACTCGATCGCATGGATTCCGTGCAGCGGATGGACGTGGCCACCAAGAGCGTCGTCGGCGGCGTGCGCAAACCGAATGAGGCCCGCGCGATGTTCAACCTGCCGCCGGTCCCTGGCGGTGACCAGGTGTATCTGCAGAAGCAGAACTGGCCACTCGAAAAATTGGGCAGCGACAACGTGAAGCCCGCGAAGACGGCGACAGCGCCACAACCGCCCGCAGCGCTTCCTGAACCTGCCAAGGCGATCGATTTCGATTTCGATCTCTTCGATTTGGCGCTTGATTTTGACCACGACTTTTTCGATCGGGCCGTTGAAGCATCTTTATGAAAGTTGAATCCGCAAAGGATCGATTCGAGCTTCAGCTTGCTGAAACGGTATTGCGTGCGATCAAGCGAGCGACCGCGCCTTTACTCGAGCGCATCGCGGTACTCGAGGCGCGTGCGCCCATTCCGGGGCCAGCTGGCAAGGACGGTCAGGATGCGACGTCCATTGATAGGGAACAACTGAAATTCGAGATCGATCAATGGATTGCGCCGAAGGTCATGAGGGAAATCGAGGCCGCCATCGCCGCCATTGATAAACCCAAAGATGGTCGCGACGGCATCGATGGCAAAGATGCGCCGGTGGTGGATCTCGACGATCTCGCGATCCGCGCCGCGGCGCTCGTGCCGGGAGCGAAGGATGGGGCCGACGGGAAAGATGGCCGTGATGGACAACAAGGCGTGCCAGGGGTGCCTGGCCGAGACGGCGCGGCCGGCGAGCGTGGCGAGAAAGGTCTCGATGGGTCCGCTGGCCGAGATGGCACGTTGCAAGGTGCGAGCCTCAAGCAACTCGACGATCGGACTTGGCAGATCCTCAGAACAGACGGGTCGATTTTAGGCGAGATGAAATCGTCGGCAATGGTCTACCGAGGCATCTATCGATCAGGGGATGCCTACGAAAAAGGCGACGTCGTCACGCGCGATGGGTCGCTCTGGGTTGCTCGCGAAGACACGCTGATGACGCCTGGCCAAGGCGCAACACCATGGCAATTGGCGGCAAAAGCAGGCCGAGATGGACGCGAAGGAAAGCCAGGTGCGCAAGGGTTGAACGGCGCGAAGGGTGAGCGCGGCGAGGCCGGGAGGAACTTTTCGTGATCTCAGTGCCGAAGCTCTGGCCCGGCGAGACATTCGTCCTCATCGGTGGCGGGCCCAGTCTCACGCCGGCCGATGTCGACGCCGTCCGTGGCCTGGCGCGCGTGATTGCGATCAACGACGCCTACCGACTGGCGCCGTGGGCCGACGTGCTCTATGCCTGCGATCAGAAATGGTGGACCTGGCATAAGGGCGTGCCAAGTTTCACGGGTCCGAAATATTCAGTCGCCGCATCCGATCCGGTGACATGGCCCGGGGTTCAGGTTCTGGAGAACACCGGCTTTGACGGGTTGGAGCTCGAGCCGACTGGCCTGCGGACTGGCAGGAACAGCGGGTTTCAGGCAATCAACTTGGCCGTGCATTTGGGCGCCAGTCGAATCCTCTTACTCGGGTACGACATGTGTCCTGACGGCACGCAGGAGCATTGGTTCGGTGAGCATCCAGATTGCCAGCCATCGCCATACCCGGAGATGCGCGAGCTGCTAGAGACGCTCGTCGCCCCATTGGCCGAACTCGGCATCACGGTGATCAACTGTTCCAGGCGGACGGCACTGACCGCGTTTCCCTGCGTCCCACTCGAGCAGGAACTCGCGCGCCTACAGGAGCGTGCCGCGTGATCAAACTGTTCTGCTGCTTCTACAACGAAGCGGTCTTGATCCCGTTCTTTCTGAGTCACTACCACTACGTCGACACGATTCTCGCGTTCGTGACGCCATCGACCGACGCGACGCGCGAGTTGCTGGCGGCCGACGCCCGCGTGACGATTGTGGATTGCGAGATGCCGAGCGGGATCGATGACGATCTGAAGGCAAGCGCCCTGAACGAGGCGATCAAGCTGACTGATCGGATGCACGACTGGCACATTGTCGTGGATGCGGACGAGTTCATCTGGCCACCCGATGATCCCACCGGCGCGACGGCGAAATCGTATCTCGAGACCGTGCCGCCGCAGGACGTCGCGCTGCCAGGCTGGTTGAACCAAATTTATCGACATGCGGATGACGCAGATCTGGATATCACGCAAACGCCTGTTGTGCTGCAACGTCGTCATGGCCATCTGTTTGGCTCGAAGCCGAGTGTGATGCGCTCAAATCGCGGCCTGCAGCTCGTGCCTGGGAATCACTACTTCATCAACCGCGAGGCCTGTTCGGAGACCCATCGGTTCGATGGCGCGCACTGGCAGAACGCCGATCCGTCGTTTGCCGTGACGCGCCGCGTCCGCGATCGGGCCCAACGGATCAGCCCATCGAATCGGCTCCGTCACCACGGCACGCATCATTGGGGCGCCACAGCGGCTGTCGTGGAAGAGGAGCTGGCGAGTCATCGCTATGACCCCGTTGTCTTCTAAGCCGCGCGTCTTCGGCATCGACTATCAATTCCTGTCGTGTGGGAATGTGTTTACGCAGGGCCTCGTCCATGCTGCGGCCGATCTCGGGATCGAGTACGTGCACGCGGATTGGAGCGAGCCGCGCCTGAACGATCGCATCGCGCAGTTCGCGCCGGACCTGATGTTCCTGGTGCATGGCCGTCGCTTCGCCTATCAGTGGCGCCAGGTCGCGCGATCGGCCGTGTGGCTCTTGGATGAGCCGTACGAAGTGGACGATACGAGCGCCTGGTCCGGACGGTTCGACCATGTCTTTGTGAGCGATCCGTCGACGCTTGATCGGCACCAGCACGCCACGTACCTGCCGGTGTGTTACGACCCTCATGTGCACCGTCCAAGCGATGGCCCGCGCCCGCATGCGGTGGGGTTTATCGGAGGGGGGAACGGCACGCGTGATCGTTACCTGACCGGGTTAGCGCGTGCCGGACTCCTCAGTTATGTCGTCGGGGGTGCTTGGAACGATCCGGACGTCAATCGGCTCTGCCTGGCTGGCAACATCCAGCCCAGTCAAACGGCTGCGCTCTATCAGCAAACACGGATCGTGCTGAATGTCTTTCGAGAAGTCCATCACTTCAACCGTGACGGCATTCCTGCGACGTCGCTGAATCCTCGGGTCTATGAAGCGCTCGCCTGCGGGGCCCTGGTTGTCAGTGAATGGCGGCCGGAGGTGGATCGCGTCGTCCCGGAGCTGCCAACGTTCCGATCCGAGCAGGAATGCATCGACTTGATCGCGGGCTTGATCGCCGAGCCGGATCGCGCCGAAGCCATCCGTTTGCAATGCGCGGCACGACTCAAGGATCACACGTACGCGAATCGATTGCAGACCGTCCTGGCCACAGTGGGATCGGCGGTGGCCGCATGACCCCGCGCGTCTCCATCGTCACGACGGTGTACGACCGCGTCGCCTGTCTGCGCCGGTGCATACGCTCGGTCCAGAAACTGCAGTATCGCGACTTCGAACACCTGATCGTCTCAGATGCGCCGCCTGACCATGTGCTCTCAGAGATTGCCCAGGTGTGCGCCGACGCCGGAGTCCGGCATCTGAACTTGCCGGCCCGCACCAACGATTGGGGGATTTCTCCCGCGATGGCTGGCTTACGTGCCAGCGTCGGTGAATTCGTCTGCTTCCTCAGTGACGACAACGCTTACCTGCCGCATCACTTCGCGGCGTTGATCGCGGCCTACGATGCCGATCCCGATCTCGGCTTCGTCTACAGCTCGTGTCTCTATGCGGGCCGCCGCGAGCTCAGACACTGCCCGCCGGTCGGCGCCGGAATCGATCTTGGCCAGCCCCTCTTCCGTCGGTCCGTGCTCAAGGAACAGTTCGGAGACGAGCTGCCCTGTCGCGGTGTTTTCTCCTGGGATTGGGAATTGATCTGGCGGCTGATGGCCGCCAACGTTCGCTGGCAGCATATCGATGACCTGAGCTTTGTCTTTCGCCTCGAAGCGTATCCGACGTTGATGGCGGTGCTGGCGTGAACGAGCTCGAGCTCACCGACACGCTCATCAGCACCGTCGCCGGCGGCTCTCCGGCCGTCCAAGCATTGACGCTCGCGTATGCGAAGCAGCACATCCGAGCGCTCGGGACTGCTGACGATGCGCTGACGGCCGTGCGCATCGATGCCGCGGCGTCCTACTTTGAAGAACAAACCGGCCGGCAGCTCCTGACCGCCACGCGTGAGGTCTGGCTGGATGCCTTCCCATTTGTCGGCGCGAGTGGCTCAGCGGCCCGGATCGAACTGCCGCGTCCGCCCCTGCAATCGGTCGTCAGCGTCAAGTACATCGACAGCAACGGCGCCCTGCAGACGTTCGGCGGGTCGCCGGCCGTCTATCGCGCCTCAATTCCTGTGGGTGACTACGCGCGCCGCGGCTGGGTCGAGCCGGTTTCTGGCCAGGTCTGGCCCATCGCGCGGTGCGAAACCGGTGCCGTGCGGATTCGTTATACCTGCGGTTACGGCAGCACGCCCGCAGCGATGCCGTCTCTGGTGCGCGGGATCCTCTGTTTTCTGATCGGGCATTTCGACACTTTTCCGTCCGGTGTCTATGAACCGACCTCGCGTGCGGTGCCGATCGAGCTGCCGCTCGGCGTGAAAGAGATGTTGGCGGGCTTCAAATATTCGGCGCTGCCGTCGCAAGTCCTTCGAACGTACAGCCGATGGCCGACGGCGCAGGTGTGGCCGTGGGTGTAAACATCTCGATCGGCACGTTGCGGCAAGTCGTGACGTTGTCCAATCCCGGCCCGCCGGTCTCTGATGGTGATGGCGGATTCACACAAACCTATACGCCGCTCGATCCGGCAACCTGGCGTTGCGCCCTCGAGAAAGCGAGCGTGCGGAACGCCGAACGGCATTTCGCGGCGACGATCACTGCGCATGCGACGTACGTCATGACCGGTCGATTTCATGCCGGCATCACCACGCAGACGCGAATGGTCTGGACCGATCGATCGGGCGCCGTCCACACCGGCAATGTGCTGGACGTCTCCGATACCGAAGGGGCGGGGGTGCAAACCATTGCGCTCGTCGCGGAGGTCGTCGCGTAATGTCCGTCACGCTTCACTGGGATGGGTTGGCGGAGTTCAAGGTCGATCTGGAGCAGTTGCCAGAGTCGCTGGCCGTTGATGCCGACGCGATTGTCGATGCGGCCGCGAATGGAGCTGTCTCAGATATCAAGAAAGGCTATCCGCGGCGATCGGGGAGTCTGCAGGACCACGTCTTCGTCTCGCGTCTGGACAAAGGCAAATTCACGAGTGCGCGGCTCGTGAAGAATACGGCGCCGCTCGCCTTTATTTTCGAGAGAGGAACACGGGCTCGCCATTATTTTACGAAGCAGAAGGGCGTTTTGCATGCCACTGGCATGATGCCACCTGGGAATGTCTTCATCCCAGCTGTGATCAAGCGGCGCCGTGCGATGAACGTCCAGCTCAAAGCGTTGCTCGAGCGGCATGGGCTGGTTGTTCTTGGTGAAGCGGCATGAGCCACGACTCGTCTGACATCGACGCGGCCATCGTGGCGAAGCTCGGAGCCGACGCGACGTTGTTGTCCTTGTGCCCTAATGGCGTCTATGTCGACGAGGCGCCGCCCAATATGACGCGGTTCGTGATTGTGAGATTGATCGATGAAACCGATCAGTCCGTTTTTGGTAGGCGTGCCTTCGAAGATGCATTGTTCGGGGTAGAAGCGTGGATGCTGTCAACGGCTGGCGGCAATATCAAAGCGGCCGCGGCCAGGATAGATGCGCTTCTCGATGATCAGCCGCTCACGATCGGATCACCACCAGCACAAGTAGCTGGCTATACCCAGATGGCAATGTTTCGTGAATCGCGCACGCGGGGTACCGACATCGATGAAGTTGACCCGTCGATTCGTTGGTTTATCCGCGGCGGGAATTATCGCGTCGTGATGGATGTGAATCCCTAGGGGTTGGTCGGACACGAACAGCAGTAAAGGAGAACGCAGATGGCACGCCTTCATGGAAAGACCGGACAGATTCTGATCGACACGACACCGGCGAGCCCGGTGACGCCTGTGGCTCTGGCCGACACGAATGCCTACACGCTGGACATGTCGACCGACAAAGTCGATGTCACCTGCTTCGGGGACACGAACAAACAGAAGGTCGTCGGCCTCCCGGACTTCACCGGGACGATTGGCGGCTTCTGGAACAAGCTGTCCAGTCCGACGTTCTTCGCCGTCGTGCTGGCACAGGCCACCTGCTGGCTCCGTCTGCTGCCGAGCAGCGCCGAGCCGACCTTCATGTTCGAAGGGCTGGCCTACGTCGACGGGTCGATCAACTGCAGTTCGACGGGCGCCGTCTCCTTCAGCGGCAAGTTCGACGCGGCCGGTAACTGGGTGATGCGTCCGTAGGTATGGCTCTGGCTATTACCGGTGTGAAGGGCCTGATCAAATGGTCCTATTACACCGCGGCGCAGATTGAAGGGTACGCAATCTATCGCGACAAGGACGGGCACTGGACCATGACGGCCACGCTCGTCTTGTCGGATGCCTTCAAGATGAAGCAACGGCCGTTGATGTTCGTCGCGCCCTATCTGAAAGAAACGTGTGCGTCGTGTTCGAAGGTGCTTCAGGCCTGCGTCTGTCGCGAGCCACAACCGGTGCGAGAACCAGGGGAATGGCGCTGGCCGATTGAATCGCTTGAGATGGGCCCCGTCACTGGTCAGACGAAGATGCAGGCGGTCCTGGGGCAGCAGTTGCAATAGTTCGACGGAAACGAGTCCAACGGGTTTCGACAGGAGTTTGAGTCATGGGAAACGATGATTGTTTTGTCCAGCCAGAGATCGTCCGTCTGCCGCTCTCGGACGGGCGCTATATCGACATCAAAAAAGAACTGACAGCGTACGAGCAGCGACATTCCTTCGCCGGTCTGGTGAAGGAGATGCGCGCCGGCGAAAAGGTGATGCTCGATCCTGAAAAAGTCGGGTTTACCAAAGTGATGGCCTATCTACTCGGCTGGTCCTTCACCCAGCACGGACAGCCCGTCGAAGTGAACGAAGGCGCGGTGAACACGCTGCAACCCAAACTTTACAAAGAAATCGTCGACGCCATCAATGCGCACGAAGAGCAGATCGACGCGGAGCGGGAGGCGCGAAAAAACGAGACGGCTGGGACGCTGGCATAAGAAGCGATCTCAGCATCGCCAAATTGATGCACTGGCGCGTGGAGTGGGTCCGCGCCTTAAGTCGTGACGATTATGAGGTGTTGCTCCAGATGATTACCGAGGAACAGCGGGCGCGCGAGCAGGACTAACCAGTGGCCATAACCGGAAAATTTCAGGCCGATTTCAGCTCCTTTAACGCTGAAGTCACGAAGGCCGAGACGCAGCTCAAGAGCTTTGAAGTCCAAGCACAGGGCGCGGCCGCCTCAGCCGATCGCATTGGTGCGAGTTCATCGGTCGCGACGACCGGTGTCGCGGAACTGTCGGCAGCGACGACTGCACTCACGACCAGCCAGAATCTCGCGACCCTCTCGACTGAGCAGCTCGACGCGATGATCGCCGGAGAAGTCGTCGCCATGGGCACGGCGGCGGCTGCTACGGAAACGGCCGCGGTCTCAGCTGGCGCCTATGGAAGCGTGCTGTTTACCATGGCAGAAGCCGAAGTCGTCGCGACCGAAGCTGCGGTCGGATTTGAAGCCTCACTGGCCGCGGCTGCGGGTACTGTGACGGCGTTCGTGGCCTCGATTGCGCCATGGTTAGTGGCTATTGGGGTCGCCGTGGCCTTGATTAAGAAATATGTGGAGGCCCAACAGGAAGCCGACAAGGCTGATGCCGATCGCTTGAATAAAGGCGAACTCATGGCCCGCGCTACTGAGGAAGCCGGCCATGCCGTGACGACGCTCGCGGAAGCGGAGAAGATCCTCGAAGCCGCACAGCGGCATCGGTTATTACTCCAGCCGGAAGTCGCGGCGCAAGCCTATATCGACAAACTGACGGAGCAGGGCAAAAAGACAATTGAACTGGCTTCTGAAGAAGACGCGCGAGAAAAGGGTCTGGCTAATCTCGGGATCGTCATCGGCGAGACGGTCAACGTTGAAAAGTTGATGACCGAGGCGCGGAAGGCCGATGCCGACGCCACCAGAAAACATGCCGCTGAACTCAAGAAACTAGCGGATGAACAGGAGCGGTTTCGCAATAGCGCCAAGAATCTGACGACGGATGCGGTAGGGGCCGCGAAAGGATTGGGCATCTACGGCGCGTTAATCCCTGACCTCTCGGCCAATACGGCACAGTTTGCGGACCAGACCATTCTGCTCGGATCAGCCGTCGATGCGACGAAGAAGGACGTTGAGGCCCTTGAGCGATCGGGACGGTTTCTCTCGGCTGCGCTCGTGGACGTGCGTAACAATTTGATTCTCTTGCCGAATGTCTCACCGCAAGCTGCCGCCGCGCTCAAGCAAATTAATGACGAAGCGATTAGGGGCCATAGCATTCTGACGGGGTTCGCCGATGGCCTGAACTCCATCTGGAAAGGTCTGAGTGGCGGCAATGGACTCGGTGGCGTCTTGGAAAACCTTGGCAAAGGCATCATCAATCAATTCGGGTCCATTCTCACGGGGGGTATTACCTCGCTGATCAATACCGGGATTGGCCTGCTCGAGAAGGGCATCAAGAAGCTCTTTTCGATTGGTGGTCCCTCGCAAAAAGAACTGTCAGGGCGAGAACTCGAAGCCACCTTCGAAGGGCAATTCAAGGATTTCTCAACCTTCGTCAATAGCATTGGTGAGGCCTATCGCAAGATTGGGAAGACATCCGAGCAGGCCCAATCCGATGTGAAGTCTCTGCTTGATGCGGAGAAACAAGGGCCGGAAGCGGTGCAGGCATGGATCGATAAACTCCAGGCGGCTCTCGATGCGGCGGCGAAACTCGGGGAGCATGCGGCCGATGCCACTGGCGATTCCCAGACCGTCGCCGCCTCGGACACGGCAGATGCCTGGAAACAATATACCGATGAGTGGACTGGTTACGTGCATGCCGAAGGCGATGCCGCTGCGACGAGCGTGAAAGATAGTTTCGATTTTGCCATCAATATCCCCGTGCATTTCAATGTCGATTCGCTGCCGGTCGTGCCGATGGCCTCGGGCGGGTCTGGCGTCGTGACGAAACCGACGCTCTTTCTGGCAGGCGAAGCAGGGCCCGAATCATTTTCATTTGCTCGAGCCGGTAATACCGTCGCGACTGGCGGTGATGCCCTCATCGCAGAGATTCGATCCTTACGCGCGGCGTTGATGCTGCGCCCGACGATTGTCTCGGTCAGTGGACGAGAAATCGTGCGAGCGACCCATACGGTATATGACGGCAATGTTGATAGTGCGCGCACGGAGCTGCGCGAGCTCGCAGGGACGGCCTGATGGCGGCTGCGATCTATCAACGGCCGAGTGATCATGTCCTGAAGAACGCCACGATCACGATCAACACGGGCGTCGATCCCGGCGATGCGACCTACGGGCCGACCGCCTTAGTCGATGACAATCCCGCAAAGGTCGCGAAAATCAACTCGACGACGGCGGCATGGGTCGCGGATTTCGGTTCCGCGCAACGCATCGATCTGGTGGCGCTCATCCATCACAATTTCGATGCGGGCGCGAACGTCAAAATTCAGGCGAACACGATCAACGGGAACTGGTCTGGGAGCCCTGGTCCAGCCTTTGAAGCCGCGATCACGATCCCGACCTGGTATGGCCGGACGGCGAATCCATGGCCGGTGAATCCGTGGCTCGATCTGACCACCTGTACGCCGACGAAGGGCACCTACAACACAACGGGCTGGCGATATTGGCGGCTGGTGATCACGAGCAATTCGCAGAACATCCAGCTTGGTCAGTGGGTGATGGGTCCGGCGATTCGTCGGTTCGATCGCAATTACAAATGGCACCAGGTGCGTGAGGTCACCAGTCCAATCATTCGCTCGCGTACGGGCTTTGGGGTGCAGACGAAATATGCGCGAGGGACGCATCTCGTCTCGTTCAAACTCACCGAACAACCCACCACCACCTTTGCCGGTGAACTGAGGACCACCTGGATTGAGAGCGGCGGCGCGGCGACGCCCTGGCTGTTCATCCCCGATCCGACGCTGAACGAAGCCTATTTTTCGACCTGGGGCGATGACATCCAAAGCCTCAGTTATGACCTCCAGAATGTATGGAGTCATCAGATCCAGATCGACGAGGTCGCGCGCGGATTGAGGCCTGGCACGTAAATGCCGGTTACGACCACGGTTCACAGCGGGAAGACCGCGCACTCAACCGTCGCGAGCCTGACGATCGCGCATACCTCCGATGCGAATCCGCTCTACGTCTTACTGACCTGGTGGACGTCCGGCCTTCATCCTGAAGAGATCGTCTCCGGTATCACGTTCAGCGGCGTAGCGCTCGAGCGCGGCGGCCACGCGGCGGTCTATGGCGGCATCAATGAATGGTGGCGCCTGGCCGCACCGTCGGTCGGCTTGGCGAACGTCGTGATCACGCTCACGAGCGGTCGCCTGCTCTCGGCTGGCGTCGTCAATCTGAGCGGCTGGCCGTCGACGATTGTGGGCCATTCGTTCTCCTGCGCTGGCGGCTACGGCGTGACGGATGGCCCTCCGACGGTCACGGTGCCGAGTTATGCCGCCGCGGAGGTGATCGACTGGGTCGGCTTCAATCATCGCTTACAGGACGTCACCGCCGGCGCGGGACAGTCACAGCTCTGGAACCAGGAAGGGACGGCGGTCATCTTCGCGCCGCCGTCAGAGCAGATGAGCGCGGGGAGCTCGAAGGCGGGCGCCGCACCCTCGGTGACGATGTCGTGGGCACTCTCCCATCTCGATGACGGCTGGAGTCACGCAGCGCTGTCATGGGAGGCGACCCCGCCGGATCCGACCGAAGTGTCCTTCGATCCAGGGGATGGGCAAGTCTCCCATCCGCTGACGTGGATCGAACACCACAACGAAGACGCGCACGCCTACGCCGAAGTCGATCTGAATGATCGCGCCAGCTACTACATGGGCTTCAAGGCTGCGATTGTGCTCAATTGGAAGCTCATCACGCGCGGGCTCTCAGATCGACAGGGGCAAATCGAACAACTGTCATTTGGCGCTACGTTCTCTGATACGGACCGCCGTTTCCGCGCGATGCTCGACACTGAGCTCACGCGCTACTTTCCGAACCGTCCCATGGTGGTCCGTCAGATCGATGACACCGATCGACGGCTTGAACGCGTGCCGCGTCTCGCCGCGAATGGATTCATCTCGACCTATTCGCCGGATCAGGATCTCAAGTTCTCGATCGAGTGCGTGGACTGGATGCGTCGCAAGTACACGCGGCAACGGAAGTCACAGCTGTCCTGGCAACCGTCGGTCTTGCCGCAAGATTTCGACATCAACGTCACGCCTCAGCAGGTCTTGAATCGTCCGGCGCCGTTTCCCTACGGGCAGTTTGACGACTCAGATGAACAGACGGTCGCGGATTCCAGCCGCGCGACGGGCTATCTCCCCGATCCAGTGGCGGGATCACCCAGCTTGACCGGCAGTCCGGCTAATCCCGTGACGAAGCGGTTCTACTTCACCGCCATGAATGGGTTCTACGGTGATCCGGCGCTGCAGCGGATCAGCGACCATCGCGGGGAAACCTACTACGACTCCGTGGACCAGTCCGTTCCTGACGACCAGCAGCTGCGCGACCAGGTCAACGGTGGCACGGCGATCGTCTACTGTGATTTCCCGATCACCGCCGACACCGCGGCCGCGGAAGTGCGCGTCTACGCCGGGGACACCAATGGCGCGAACATCAAATATCTCGGCCTCGCGACGAATCTCGGGGGAGGGTCGTTCAATTACAAATATGGCAAATCGCCGCTGTCAGGTGGGCCGTTCTATACAGCCGGCGAGGACGCGAAGCCGCCGGCACGAAATAACACCTACATTCCCGGCACATTGGGCGGTGGATTTGTCACGACCGACACCGGCAGCGGTGCCGTCGCCGGGACGTATACCGGCCTGAGTACGGGCCTGACGGACCTGATCACGCGCAGCCAGTTCCTCTTCGCCGGCTGCGCCGTGAAGGGAAATTTCAAGCTCTATCTCGGAGGGGTGAGGCTTTCCACAGCGGAAGTGGATGCGTACTTCGTCGTGCCTGGCAGGTCCAGTTGGACGTCGGCCTACGATTCCAGGCAGTACCTCGAGCGGTTCGGGCGGCGGTACACCACGATCGACATTGATCGTGCGTATTCGACGACGAACAAGATCGTCGCGGCTGATGAACTGGCCTCTGGCGATAACGTGCTCACCGTGAACTTCGACGGGATCGAAGACGTCGGTGATGCGACTGGCACGGTCATTACGAACCTGTTTCTGCAGGCGCTCCATTTCGCGGAAAACGCCGGACCTCCGGATCG